GATCTGCAATTCTTAAGTACAAGTCATCGGCAATCATCTCGCATGATTTGTAGTCCAATGACAGACAATTTTGTTCCCCTGAATACAATGCTTCCAAGTATCGCTTGAACTGGATGAACTCGATATCACGGTCATTGTGGTATACGTCGATTGACACCCTGAAGTGAAAAATATGGCGATGGGGATAACCAAGAAAGCTAACATCACTGAGTTTAGGTTCTTCCAATGCTGCAGGATATTTGTGTATACCTTCTTTCTGAAAAGTAACCCATATCTGTCTTTTTGCCTCATGTTTAATTCTTTCAATTTTTTCTCGTTCACTTTGGATCATCTATCATCCCCGTAATCTAAATGTTCATGTTCGTATTCCCATTGCAACTTGTTTAGCCTACTTATTTCATCTTTATATTTCAGTTTTTGTTTTTTCATTTCTGAAATTTTATCCTTGTCATAGGTTGGATTTTTTTCAGCATCAGCAATTTGCTTATCTAACAAACGGTGTGTTTCGGTTAATGTTGCAATTCTATTTTTGTACATAAATGAACTCCTTTAATCAAATGAAACAAATTGGTCAATTGTAGAATCAATAGTAGAACTTTTTTCTTTTTTAGGTTTTTGTTTTTTTGTGTTTGATATTAGATTTTGCTGAGTTTCTTCTTCAACTAGTTTGTTATACATTGTTCTTGCATTGACCGTTTTTTTACCACTAAACCCTTGACTACCTGCCTGCATTTGTTCCCAAAGTTTGCTATACTTTTCTACAACATCTAAACTTTCTTGTTTTGTTTTTTGAGCAAAAACTTCATTAATTATTTCTTTAAATTTTTTTTCAATAAATTTATGTCTTATCATTGCGGGTATAATATCGTTATCATACCTTCTATTTGCTTCTTGCACCGCTGCTATATGTTGATAAACATTATGTGCTTGTATAAGTGTGTAACTTAGTGTGTCCCAACTTGTTTTTGTTTCTTTTCCATGTTGCCCAATAAAACCAACACCCCTGTAACATACGTCTTTAATCAATAGTTTATCAACAATAGGACTATTTGTAAATACATTATGGACTTTATCGTCCAAAACAGCATCAACAAATTTCCTATTATCTATTGCATATTTTTTATCTTCTGCCGTTTTAGACATTCTATAAGACCATTTACTATCGTGTTCAATACTTGTTTCACAATATGCAAGACCTTTTGCAGCACTGAAAAACGGACTGGCGCAATCAAATGTAATTTGTAATTTTGAGTTATGATATTTTCTAATGGCTTTTTGTATGTCTGTAAACAATACAGCATATTCCAAAATACTTACGCCCAAACAGTGAATCAAATCATGCTTGCCTTCTTGTAATAGTCCATCATAGATAATATCAATTAATCTAATAAGTGTTAAATGTATATCAATCTTTGTTTGACCACCAAAAGCCCAACCGTTGAAATGTTTCTCAGGGTATAAATTTGGATCACAATATTTTTTCATTTCTTCATACCATTCATAACTTTCAGTATGATTTGTTCCTTGTAGAACATTTAGAAATTTACATTTACCACTACGGTTATTAATAAAATATTCGTTATTAATATGTGTAGCAGTTATAGCATCTTGAATATTGTGAATGTTATGCAATGGTATAGCATCTGTGTTTAAGAAACTTTGACTAGGTACATCTAAACACATACCATAATCCATGTATGTGTCCATCCATTGTAGTACAGCCTTACGTTTCTCTAACGCTTTAGGACAATTAGGATCTTTCCAATCAGCTGGCCATTGACCTTTTAAAATCTGAAATCCACCACTATCACCTAATAAGAAAGTGCCACTCTCTCTTTCATAAACAATACTCTCACTATTGCCTTGCTTTTTAGGATCAAGTTCAGCATGTCCTGCGCTATATAATGCCCACTTATATGGAAACAATGCCTTTTGACTGTTTAGAAAATTTAATGATTCTAAGTCAGAAATACCTTGAGGTATACGATCACTAGGAAAATAGTTTTCACCCTTACGTTGCTTACCCAATCCAGTAATATAAAACGTACTGAGTGCAGGTAAGAATAGTGCCCAATCGGGATTTTGTTTTTCTGTTAAATTATCTTTTTCCATTAGATTGCTTGCATCGCCACAGGTTCATCACTATGTGATTCTTTTTTAATCAACGATTTAATCATTTCAAGTTGATTTTGTTTCTCTTTGATTTGATTTACTAAATCATTGACAGCATGGTTAGTTTTAGCAAGTTCTTCTAACTCCATTTCTTCATGCATTTTTTTATTTGCCCATTCAATTATTTTTTTAGTGTTAGAATCTAAATCTACTTGAACAACATTATTTGGTATACTGTGCCATGCCATTCCATCACTAACTGCGAAACCTTGCGCCATAGAATCCCACTTAATCATACCTGCTCCGGAGAAAGTATTATTAATTTGGGGCATATGTTGATTTGTATTAGACACAGTGATATGACTGCTACCTGAATATATGTTTTTAATCATTTTTGTTGTGCTGGAATCAAATAAGTATAGACTGCTAATCCTGTGTCAACTACAATTTCACAGGCACCCTGATTACTAATTCTCATTTTCTTGTCACCTACCAAACTAAGGATGTTACTGATTTCTTTAACTGGCCACTTCCATCCATGTGTAAGTACATTATCAACATTGCTTTGAAAAACAAAACTACCATTATGAGTAGAAGGGTCACCAAAATAAACTTTTAACTCGTTATTCTCAGTAATCATTCTAAACTTATCTTCTTCACTGTTAGCTGATGCTTGCTTTTTCAAACGCATAATGCCATTTACCGCTGGTTCAAATTCTAACTGATATGTTGGTTTATGTAATTTAAAGTTTTTAACCTTTTCTTGAATAATCGATTCTGACATTAAACGATATTCATTTTTAAAGTCTTTAGTTGCTGTGTGAAAAGAAATGCTTTCTGGAACTAATTTTCCATTCTCGTCTGTTTTCTTGTTAACCATAATGATAGACGCATCATCGTATTCCTCAAAACTTAAAATAGTTTTTAGTTTTCCTAAATTAGGCATACCGAATGTACCTATAAATTCAGGATGAGGAGTTTTGAATACACCAGTAATAACCAAAGTTTTGTCAGCAGAAACCGCATGAATTTCTGTTACTGTGTCTGAACCTAATATTTTTATTTGCTCAATCGTTTCAATTACTGAAACGTTTTTAATAATGTCATTTAAAATGTTTTTCATGTTTATCCTTTAAGTTTGAATATTTAAATTGCGTCATTACGTATAATAATGGAATTTATTGCAAAAAGCAACATTATTTTACCCGAAGGTAATAAAAGATTCAAATGTTGACCTTATATTAGTACTATCTCGTATGTTCCAATCTAGCACCCCCAATAAATTGTCTATCTTCTCATCTACAAGTGTTGTTTCCATTGCTTCATCATCAAATGGAAGTTCAACAAACCATTTAGGTAGTCTTAACTCGTCTGTCGGATACGCAATACTTGTAAAGTTTAATGGATTACTTCTAAGTTTACATACAACAATTTTCATACCATCAACAATTTTCTGACTGTAATTGTCACCATGTACTTTGCGTAGATAGTTCCAATTCAATGCGGCTCTAACATGACCAGGCATATTTGCTTTACCTGTTGCGCTAGTAGCTTCTTTTTCACCATACATAGTTAAATTGTTTACTGATTTAGGACTACCCTTTGTCCAACTATCTTGTTCACTTAGTTTAGTTTTAAAAGTTTTTACTACTTCAACAATTTCATTACGGTCTTTACCTGCCAAAACCATTTCTAAAACTTGCATCAGAAAATCTTGAACTTGTTTAGGAGTATCAGCACGTTTTAGGTCTAGACCCATTGCTTTAATCTTACCCATGCTGCCATTAGTATCTAGACGTTTTCCTTCTTTGTCATAGATATTAATAGCATAACGTTTTTTAGTAATGAATAATGTTCTGTCACCGATCAATTCACGTCCAGCTTTAATAATCGAACCATTCTTTCTCGGACAATGAAATGCACGTTCCATAAATGATGGGAAGCTATCATTAATTTGATCTGCGATATTATCGTAAAGTGTTATGCATAGTTCTTTACTCCAGTTAATTTCACCTTTCGCAATATCATCTTTGAGTACAGGTAAGGCACTGAAATAACAACTATCAGTATCTCCATATACGATTGCAGTGCCATCATGGTTGTATTCACCTGCAATACATTCATTTATTTGGCTCATCATATGTTTTGTAATCTGACGACCACTTAATGTAACGCTTTGACCAATACGTTTATCATAAAATCTACAATGCTCATTTAATAGTGCGCCATATGCAGAGTTGAGTAGAATCTTTCGGACTAATTGACGTTTATCCCAATACTCTTTGTCATAGTCGGTTGTTGATTCTTTTAGTTTCTTCTGCATATCTTTACGATCACTATACCAACGTGTGAGTAGTCCGGGAATCACGCCTTCTTGCTCGTAAGTAAAGATAGTACCATTAGCACTTAGTATGTATGGATTGTTACTATCAAAAACAAATTTCCATATTTCTGCCGCACTCATTTCTATGCTACGACCATCTTCATAATCAATGGTTAGCATTGTACCACGTTCTTGGTTCATGATTGCTGCGTATTCTAAACTACCAAACAATCCTTCCCACAAGATACTACCAGTAACGCCTTCATCTTCGTTCTTTCTGCGTTTCTTTTCTTTTGCCAAACGCATACTTTTTTCATACATGTATTGATTAGTTAAGGTTTGTCTAACTTGTCCGACAATGGTTTCTGGCGCCATGTTAAGAGCGCGGATCGCTGACGGGTAGAGACTGTTGATATCGACTGCCCCAACGTATTCGTGAATGCCCCTTTTGGGCGTAGCAACATAGGCACCTGCTGCTTGCTGTTCGTCATCTGTTTCCTTTCGTAATTTATCAGGTACAACAACACCTCGTTCATGTGCTTCATTAAAAATTGCCATTTCAATCATTGCCACCGAACCCATAACAGTCGGAAGCAACACAGTATTTTCATGTGCAAGTGCGTTAGCTAAATCTAAAAATTTTAATTTATTATGAATCTTAACCAACAGCATTGTATCTTGTCGATTGTATTCTAAGAATTTTTTAAAATCTTTATTATAAAGTTGGTCTAATGTGCCTTCATATTGAGTTTTATTTTCACCAACTTCCATTTCACCAATGAAATCTAGCTTGTAACTATGTCTGGATTCGTAGTTATACTTTTTATATAACTGCAAATAGTCCATATGTATTCGCCCAATTAAATCATATGTGGTTTCTTCTTTACCAAATCGTTCATATGTACGTGCTTTAGGCAATTGACCGAGCAGACAAAATTTACGTGTATCATCTTTGCTCATTACTCTAGTGACACGATTTACCATATATGGAATATCATATCCTTCTGAGTTCCAACCAGTCAATACATCTGCATCTTCAATCAACTGAAAAAATGTTTCGAACATTTCTACTTCTGTTTTGAACGACAAACAATTTTCAAACTCATTTGTTATTTCTTGTGCAGTTTCAACACTCATATGTTTCGGCTTGATACACAATGTAATCAATTGGTCTAGCCAATCAAGATACATTGATATTGCTGTTACCATATTGAATGGATCACTAGTTGGACTAAACCCTTTGTCAGGATCAAAGTCAACTTCAATATCAAAGAAACATGTATGTAACTTTGGAGCTTCTACATTAAGATAATTTTCACTCAAACAACGAAAAACTACATTAACATCACTTTCAAATAATTTTTTATTTGAATGTATTCGTCGCTCTTTTTCAAACTCGCTACGTTTACGTGTACTGAACCTACTAACAGGATCGCCATACATACTACGATGCTTACCTTTTAGGTCACTATAGTAAAATACATAATTGGCAGGATATTCACGATAGGCTCGTTTGCCCTCAGGCGTTCGTTCTACGACATAGATTTTATCACCATCTCTGTCGTGCAATGCATCAACGTATGACATTAAATAGTTTTACCTACTGTGGTAAGAATATTTTCTAATAGTTCTTGTTCTTGTTGAGTTTTACTGAATTCTGCTTTGTGTGCAACACGAATGGCTTTTTTGAGTACGCTTGGCTTTACTTCTAGTTCTTCTGCTACTGCTTTAATGGTATCACTAAGTCCACCATTTAATGTTTCAACTTCATTCATGACCTGCATTCCTTCATTAATGAGTTGGGTTAGTTTTAATTTTTGATCTGCGGAAAAGGTTCTGTTGTCCAATTTGAACTCCTATAAAATGAATATTAATTATACACATCACTTGTAGTAAATGCAAGTTTTTGTTTATCCAATACTAGCTTTTTAACTAGTTTTGGTAATCCTGGGTTAACATGTAAAGCATGTGGCATCAACTCATGTCTGATATAATTGCGAATGTATTTGGTATCCGTATTAGATTGGTCTTCGATCCAACCACATTCGTGTCGTTCTGCCCAATCGATTAAATCATGTTTAGTTGTAGTAAGAAATGGGCGTAATACATTGTTTCGTTGTGCAGGGATAACTTTTGGATTACCATGCATACATGACCAAATATATGTTTCAACACAATCATCTAAATGATGCGCAGTAACAACTGGATCTTTAAACGATTCTAAAAATTTATATCGCTCATCTCTCCAAAACTCTTGACTACTCACACCATCGGGATAATCTTTAGTAAGATGACCAACTACTAATGGCAATTCTCTAGCACTAGCAAAGTCTTGTACAAACCGATGTGCCAATTCACTTGTTTTTGTACCATGATGAAAGAATGCCAATGTGACATCGTGTTTTCTATGCAAGAAATCGGCAATGGCTACACTATCCACGCCACCGCTAAATGCGATAACTAATTTTTTGGGTAGTGGGAAGAGTAATTTGATCATCTATATATTATAGCATAGATGTGTAAAATAAACAACTAGTTTGGATTTAGATAAATCCTGTATCCAGTGCCTCTAAATTCTTTTCTAATTGCCAACGATTTTTAGGAAATTTATTGATGTAAGCATCAAGCATATTTTCCCAGCTATCGCCCATTCTTGTAATAATGGTTGGGCCTGCTACAGGATTATCTCGCTCATCCATTATTTGACCATATTCAAAATCTATATCCAAATCATCGGAATCGGCCACTTCATCCCAATCGTAACCAGCATAGTCACTTGATTGGCGGGCATAATCCATAGCATCATCATCGTTTCTTACTGGCTGATCATCAATAGATATACCAAAGTGAAATTGATATTTTTCTCCTGGATATTTAGGCTTTTTAGGTATTGCAATAAGTAATGGTGCGATGCCATAATAATATTTGAACATATTATTACCTTTAGTAGCAGCAGTGCACCAGCGTGTGCCTTGTCCATAGTAACATGAAGCATGTACATCTTCTGGTACAATTACACGCCAATTTTCATCATCATATAATGTA